CACGGGATCTCGCCGATGCCGGCTGCCCGGATGACGGTCGCCTGCTCGCGGAGCATCGCGGCCTGGATCTGGGCCTCGAGCTCGTCGCGCTGGAGCTCGGCGATCTTCTGCTCAGCGCGGACATCCCGGAGGGCGAGCATCCGCGCGGCCGTCTCCGGATCCGCGTCGATCACAAGCTCGTCGGCAGCGCGCGGGTACATCGCAGCGAGAGCGCGTCTGGTCGCTTCGGAGCCGTCGACGGGCGGCTCGGTCCGGCTCTGGACGTGGTCCCAGAAGGCGGCCTCGCGTTCGATGATCGACGCCTCGGCGTCGGCGGACCGCTGGATCCGGTAGAGCAGGACAGCATCGGCGCCGGGCTTCAGGAGCGCGACCTCGCCCTCGGGCTCGTCGAGGACCGCCAGTTGATGGAGGACCTGCACGAGCGTGTCGTCGGGAACCTCATCGGTTCCGGGCTCGCCGTAGCCGGTGGCGCGCGCCGAGAACTTGAGCTCGATCGGCTTCCGGCCGGCCCGGCGGTCGATGCTCGCCAGCATGAACGGGTGCTCGGCGTGCTGGCGGAGGTTGTTGGCCCGTCGGATCCTCACGCCGGTCGCCTCGGTGTACATCCGGGCGATGAGCGGCTCGAGCTCCGTGCCGATTCGCATCGAGACGTTCTCGGGCTGCGGCGGGACGAGGCCGAGCTTCTCCGCCCAGAGGCCCATCGGGCTCTGCCACTCCGACACGCCGATCGCGGCAGCCGCCTGGCTGGCCCCGATGCCGTTCTCGCGGGCAGCCAGCCACTCGGGTGTCTTCTGGCGGACCGGCAGGACGACCGTCATGCGACGTGCCGCCAGGAGAGACCGCGAACGATGTGATTGACGTTCGTATGGCCGACGCCGAACTGGCGCGCGACGGCGCTCTGGCTGGCCCCGGCGCTCACTCGGCGGCGAATCTCGCGGACCTGATCGGCGGTGAGCTTCGCGGTATTCACGCGCTCGCCGCGGGCCCAGCTCTCCGGATGCGCGGCCTTCGCCGCGAGCATCAGCCGCGGCAGGGTGCCGTCAAAGATGGTCGGGCTGAGCCGGCCCTTCGCTCGTGCGTCGGCCACGTTGTCGAGCTGGCTGCCCAGGAACAGGTGCGATGGGCGGACACAGGGCGGGTTATCGCAGCGATGGCAGACGAACATCCCCTCCGGGATCGGTCCGACGGCGAGCTCGTAGGCGACGCGATGGGCGCGATACCGGTGGCCAGCGACGTCGAAGTAGCCGTAGCCGGCCTCCTGTCGGCCGGCGGTCCACTCCCAGCAGTCGCCGGACGTGTCGACGCGGGACATGAACCGCTCGAGCAGGGTCGCCTGGGCCTTCCGTGCCGTCATCCGTCCGTCGCCTGGGCCGTCTCGGCCTTCTCGGTCAGCGACTCCGCGACGAGGCGGAGATCGCGCTCGACGTCGACGAGCGCGGCCTTCTCGATCTCGTCGAGGACCGGCGCATGCCGGCGGGCGAGGTAGCCGACGCTGTTCGCGACCTCCGCGACGCGGATCGCCGCGACGTGCAGCGCGACCGCGTCGGATGGCGCGGACATCGTCTGAGAGCCGGTGATCGTCGCCACGGTGGCTGGCTTCCTCCTCGAATCGCGATGGGCGCCGCCGGTCGACCTCCCGCGCCGACCGGCGGCCGCTAGATGGCTGGGACCAGGGGGAGCCCCAGCTGCAGGTCGTTCCCCGGCGCGGGCGCGGCCTCGAGGTACCGACTCGTGATCGTGGGCTGCTGAGAGGCAGCCGCCGGGGTGGGCAGCGAGACGCCTCGGGAGCTCGAATCGGGCGCCTCGCGCAGCGCCGGGCTCTGCTCGACGTCACCCCCAGTGGATGGCGGAACAAAGTCGGACGCTGCGCGAGGGGCCGGAGTCAGGCCGTCGCGGGCGTAGAACGGATTGCCCTCGTGTCGCGAGCTCGGGCACCACTGCCGGGTGCCGGGCTTCATGAAGTACAGGTGGCCGTGGCTCGCGTCCTGCGGGCACGGATCCCCGTCGCCGAAGTCCCGCTCGCGCCAGATCGCCCGAGAGGGCGTACTCGTGACAGGGGTGGGCATGGGCGCGTCCGCGTGCCTCGCCGCGCCAGGAGCCGTGCCCCGGTGGGCGCTCTGGCGGCAGCGGTCGGAGCAATAGAGCGGCCGCGGGCCCCTGGTCGGCGGCTCGAACGCCTTGCCGCACTGGCGGCACGCGATCGTCGTCATCGCGACCGTCCCGCCGGGCAGTCCCGGTCGTGCCCGGGCGCCGTGCGCTTCCAGCAGGTACAGCGGACGTCGGTCATCGCCGGACTCGACGGGCGTGGTTTCGATTCCACGAGTCCCGACGTGCCGGCGTCCAGAGGGCGACGGCGAGGAACCCGAGAGCGACGGCCATGAGGCCGGCGACCAGGGCGATCGCCTCGAGCCAGCGGGCGACGATGACGAGGACGTCCATCAGGCCGCCGCCCCGGTCAGATCCTTGGCCTGGGCCCGCTTCCGCCATTCGGGCGTGAAGGGCCCGGCGCGCTCGATGACCGGCGGGCGGCCAGTCCGCAGAACGGTGCCGATGCAGTCGTTGCAGTAGCGGTGCGTCTCGTGAGGCGTCTGCCGGCCACAGCCGGGCGTGGCGCAGGTCCGCGTCATGCGACTGCCTCGGCCGCACTCGGCCGGTCGTCCCGGCTGATCCCTGCGGCCTCGAGCCACTGACGCACCGTCTCTCGGCTGACGCCGAGGGCTTCGCCGATCTCGGTCAGGTTGTAGCGACGCTCGACGTACAGTTCGCGGAGCAGCGCGTCGACCTCACGGCCGGTGCGCGCTGCCACCGCCTCCTTCGCGAAACTCTTGCGCATGTGCGGCAGGGTTGCATACTCGCGGCGTGAATGCAATAGGGACAGCGAGTGGATTTTCCACAATCTCGCCGCGCGATGGCGGGCGACCCGCGCCTCTGCCCGTTCAGCTGGCGCTCGGGCTCCGTAGCCTCGTCCTGGTGGATGACGACGCAGAGATGCGGCGCCGCTTCGCTTTCGCGCTCCGCGCGGCGATGGCGGCCAAAGGCTGGAAGGCGCCCGATCTAGCCCGCGAGATCCATCGCGATCCGAGCACGGTGAGCCGCTGGGTCGATGAGAAGGGCCTGCCGAACATCCTTGTCACGAAGGACCTGGCAGCGGCCCTCGGTGTCAGGCCCGAGTTGCTCTTCGACCCGCCCGCGGTGCCGGACTATCCGTTGTCGGAGTACCTCGTGCGCGGTGAGGTCGCTGCGGGGCTCGAGGAGGGTATCGAGCGGGATCGTCAACCCCTAGCCGGCGCATGTCGGCCAGGGCTTCCGCGGTCGCCAGGGCGACGCGCTCGCGCAGCCGGTTGAGAACGGCTCGGACATCGGGATCGGTGACGACAGGCATGGCAGCCCCCGGAGCCCGCCCCATCGCTACCGGCCTGGGGCGCTGGCCGGGCCGTCGCAGGTCCCGGTCTGTCGAGCGGCCGATGATCGGCGCCACGCGTGACAGCTAGCTGTCAGCGCCGATGGTCCGGTCCGGGGGCATGACCGCACAAGGGTCCCGGTACGAACGGGTGGTGCGCCGATGCGCCCGGCCCTGATCCGCGCCCTGTATCTCGTCCTGGGTCTTGTCATCGGCGTCGCCGGCACCGGCGCGGTCCTCGCATACGGCGCACCGGACCGGCCGTCGACGATCTGCTCGACGTCGACGACGCCCCTGGCGTTCCGTGAGCCACCACCGCATCTCGCGCCGTTCAGCGACTGGCTACCGCTGCCGCCCGCCCTCGAGCTGCCCTACGTCGACGGCATGCCCGTGTGGACCGACGGCAGCTTCCATCCGGGGGAGGCGGTGGCTGACGGGATCCGCGCGTTGAACGCGGGTGATCGGACCGAGGCCGAGCGCCTCGTCGACGTGCTCATGGCGCACGCCGCTGGCGCGACGTTCCCATATCGGTTCGACTTCGGCGCGCCACCATGGACCCAGAAGGCACCCTGGGTCTCCGCCTACACCCAGGGCCTCGCGACGGTGCTCTTCACGCGACTCGGCCGGCCCGAGGCCGCGGCGATCGCCGCGACGCTCGTCCCGAACGCCGCAGGCTGGTACGAGGAGTATCCAGGGGCGCCTGTCGTGGTGAACGGCGACATCTTCGCGGCGCTCGGGCTGTACGAGTACGGCCACGCGACCGGGGACCAGGCGAGCCTCAGGAAGTCGCTCGCGGCGATCGCGCTCGTTCGAGCGCACATCGGCGACTTCTTGACGACGCGGGGCATCTGGTACGACCTCGGCCACACCCAGCGGATCAGCCCGCCGTACTACCAGACGCTCACCGACGAGTTCTCATGGCTGGCAGGGATCACCGGCGAGTCGTGCTTCAACGACGTCGCGGTGGCCGTCGTCTACGGTCACGGGTAGGGTCAGGGCGGGCGCGCTCTCGCCAGCTCGATGAGCCGCCGCGGCGCCTCGACACCGACGAAGGCCATCACGGTCATCTCGTGGTCGTCGGTCGCACCTGGACCGGTGCACATCGGCTCGTATTCGTCGTCGTACCGGAACAGCCGACCGCAGACCGGACAGCTGAACACGTTGACGCCTTTCTCGCGAAGGTCGACCTCGGCGATCGGGACCCGAGCCGGGGCGAGGAGGCTCGCGGCGGTGACGGCCTCCTCGTCCGGTCGAATGAACCTCGGGCGGTTACGCAGCAGTCTTGCGCGAGGCTCGCCGGCGACGGGCGTCTTCCCGAGCACAGGCTCGGCAACGCTTCCGGCCGCCCGTTTTGCCGGTGTTGGCTTCGTCATACGGATGACCGTTGATGCATACGCTGACGATCGGCGGTCCTTTGCGTCGGCCCTTCGCCTCCATGTCGGACTTGTTGTCGGCGTCGGTGCCGAGCCAGAGATGGTCGGGTCGTACACAGCGCCGATTGTCGCAACGGTGGAGCACCCACAGTCCATCGGGGATCGGCCCGTGGTGCAGCTCCCAGGACACGCGATGGGCCTTCAGGGGCACGCCCCGGTGCGGCGCGGACAGCTGGCCGTAGCCGGTGTCCTTCAGCGACCCGATCCACACCCAACATGGCCCGAGCTCGGCGCGCACCACCGGCCCGTTCCGGTCGACCTTCGGCCAGAACCGGGAGTCGATCGAAGCGGACCGGCGATTGCGCCGAAGAACGAGGGCGGCGAGACCCTCCTGGCCCACGGCGGTAGCATGCATCCGCCGTAGCGTAGCACATAGCATGGCTACCCATAAGTGTAACCGGAGGAGACGCCCACCACGTCGGTATTGTTTGCAAACCCTTCGTAGTAATCGTTGATTTGGGCGACCTGCCACCAGTTGAAGATCGCCGGCACGTTCACCGTGAGGACGTACGCGTCGAGGATCTTCTGCGCCGCGGTGTCGGCCGCCGTGGCGCCCAGCTCGAGCGTGACCGCCCGGGCCGAGACCGAATCGAACACGGTCGTCCGGTGGATGTTCACGAGCGCCGTGTCGCGCTTTCGCCACGTCGCGATGTTCGCCGCGCCGTTCCCCATGACCGTCGGGGCGATGAGCTGGGCCGGGGTGTAAACCGCCATGTCGAGTTCTCCTTTTCTCGGGCTAGCAGGACGACCACGCCGTCCCGGAATGGTCGCGTGGGGTCATAGGCAGGGCTGGTCGATTCGGATCAGGCCGACCGTTGCGACATGCGCGGCGGAGAGCCCGGAGTAGTAGAAGAGCCACTTGCCGCCGACCGCGATCGGCACCCCGGCCTTGTCCTTGAGGATCTGGCCGGAGTAGGCCTCCTTCTCCTCCCAGCCCGATCCGGTCCGGCTGATGATCGGTGTCGTGTCGGAGAAGTCCCATGACGCGAGCCCGCCGGTCGAGCTCGCGAACTCGATGTCCCGCGGATCCGGCTGAGGGTCGCCTCGGGCGTAGAGCATCCCCCACTTCGTCCGGAAGCTGAACACTGTCGGCGTCTCGAGGATCCGGTTGTCGTTCTCGGCGAGGAGGAGCGAGGTGAGACCGCTCGGGTTATTCCACGTCGTGCCGGTCGCGTGGAGCAGCTGGAATCGGCTGTTGAAGCCGCCGTAGCCGAAGAAGTGGTAGACGCCGCCGCAGACGTGGACGGAGCTAATCCCGAAGTCCTGCTCGGTGGACGCGCCGAGGTCCGCCAACGCGTTCGCCTTCGTGAAAATCGGGTTGGCCGGGTCGCGGGTGAGGACACCGGGGGTCGATCCCGGAGCGGTCGCGTGGCCCCATTGCCAGTTGGACGCGTCCGCGTTGCGGCCCTTGTAGTAGACGTGGATCACGTCCGCGACGTCGTCGTAGACGGCGGTCGGCTCGAGGACGAAGGCACTCTCCCAGGTCGCTGCGACCGGCGAGAGGACGACGACGCCAGCGTCGAACGTCGTCCCGCCGTCCGTCGAGATGTGCATCCAGATCCGACTGCCGCCCTTGCAGTACGCGACGAGCCGGCCGTCCGGGAGAAGGACCGGCGCCGGGACGTATTGCTCGACGGTCTCGCCGGCGGGGATCGTGATGACCGGGTTCGTTGGCTCCCGGGTGAGCGTCCAGGCGGTCGCCGCAGTGCAGGGTCGAGCTCGCTCCCGGGTCGCGACGAGGAGCGGGCGCGCGAGGACGGGACTCATGCGATCTTGATCGCCACGATCGTTGAGGCGTTGTTGCCGGCCCCGTTGTCGACCGCCGCGGCGAGGATCGAACCAGCCGAACTATTGCCGGCGACGCTGATCTTCCACGTCGGGCTGCCGGATGAGATCACGACGGTCCCGACGAGCGTGACGGACGCGTACTTGCGGCCAGCCGCGCCGCCGTAGGTCAGGAACTCGGCCGAGGCGATGACCGTCGTGCCGTCCCAGAGCTTCGCCGTCATCTCGGTCGAGTTGTCCGCGCCGTTGACAGTGACAGTGGCGATGATGATGTAGGTCCCATTCGCCATCGCCGCGATCGACGGTCCGTCGTAGTACTGATTCGCGTTCGTCATCGCGACGTTTGAGCCAAGCTGAGCCGACTGGACCGAGATGCTTGAGCTCCCTGCCGGTCCGGTCAGGCCCCGCATCCCGTCGAGCCCATCTATCCCGGGTGCGCCGGCCGCACCATCGGCGCCATTCGTGCCGTTCGCGCCTGCTACACCAGTCGGCCCGCGGAGACCGTCGAGGCCGTCGATCCCCGGGACACCGTCAGCGCCCGTGCCCCCTGTGAGCCCACGTGGCCCCTGCAATCCGTCGAGCCCGTCGATCCCCTGGACCCCTTGTGGGCCGGCACCGCCCCCGGGTCCGGTCGAGCCGTCGATGCCGTCGATGCCATTCGTCCCGTTGGTCCCATTCGTGCCATCGCGACCGGGGAGCCCGTCGATGCCCGGAGGTCCCTCGGGTCCGATCTGCGCGTACCAGTTGGTCCCACCGTCGACGGACCGGAACGGGATCTCGGTGTAGTCCCCGGCGCCGGTCTTGACGAACGCCTCAGCCGAGGCCTTGTTGAGGACCGAGGCCGGGAGGGTGATCGAATGCCCGCCGGTCGCGTCCTGCGTCAGCCCGATCGTGAGGATGCACTCGGACGAGGCGATCGCTCCGGTGAACGTGAGGGTGCAGTTCGCATCGAGCGTCCCCTCATGGGCCGGCTGCGCGCCCGAGGCGTAGTCGAACGTCTCGGTCGCGCCCATGACGCCGTGAGAGATGACGGTCGGCGGGATGCCGACGCCGGCGGGCCCGCGGAGACCGTCGAGGCCATCGAGCCCGTTGCTGCCGATGATCCCGTCGCGACCCGGCGGCCCCTGAAGCCCGTCCAGGCCGGGAGGACCGGCGCCATCGCCGGGGACGAACGTCCCGGTCGCGGAGTCGAAAACGAGTACCTGGCCGTTCGTGATCCCGTCCGCGTTGACGTCGGTCAGACCGAGTAGCCGGCCGACCCCCGTCAGGATCGCTCGGATGATCCCGGTGCCGTCCTGGAGGATCGTCCAGCCGGTCGAGCGGATCGTCCGGCCAGTCGCGGAAGAGACGACGGCGCCCGCCGAGTCGAGGCCCTGGAGCGTGACGTCCGCGTCGATGCTGCCGCCACCGCCCGAACTTGCCGCCGCTCCCGCGCTCGCCCCGGCCGAGGCGGCGGCCGTCGTCGGCAGGAAGGCCGAGCCGAGCTCGAGGACGGGCGTCGGGAACGCGCCGGTCGCGTCCTCTTCGAGCGAGATCGCGTAGATCGTGAAATCTTCCTCGTCGATGTCGGTCTCGCCGGTCCCGGTATGGACCCGGACGACATCGCCGACGTTGTAGTGGGTGAAGGGGTGGTAGAGCCCCGCGAGCTCATCGTTCCCGGCGACGACGCGGAGTGCGATCTTCTCGGCCACGATCCGCTCGGCCTCGAGGGTCGCGACAGCGGTCCCCTCGAGCGCGGAGGCATCGGTCAGGCTGGTCGAGACGAAGCCCTCGCGGGTGTAGCCGAGGTCATGGTCGGCCGCCGTCGCGAAGATCCCGCCGTTGCCGCCGGCGAGCATGTCCGAGTGCTTGTCGGTCTCGTTCGCTCGACGAAGGAGCTCCGGCGCGATGTTGACACCCTTCTCGAACCGGACCTTGCCGGCGGCGAACGTGGCGCTCGAGCGATCGGTCCCGTACTGGTCCGCGTTCCGGCCGATGATCTCGACGTCGGGCGTGACCTGGACCGTGAGCCCGTAGGGGATGAGCCGCAGGACCGTGGCCAGGCCGCCGGCGCCGACCTTCGCATCGAACTCGAGCGTGCCGGCGTTCGTCTCCCATGGCGCGCCCGCCGAGTCGTTCGCGAAATCGAACGCGTAGGTCATGTCGGGCAGCGGCTGCTGCGGCCGCCCAGGGGCCTGCCACTCGGCCATGAGCCGGGCGAGGATCGCGCCCGGGGTGCCCTCGTCGAGCCGCCAGTCGCCGTTGACGGGATCGTGCGGCGTCGCCGCGACGATCTGGTACTTGCTGACGAGCCCGGTCACCGAGCTCGTCGGGTAGAAGAACTGGTTGCCGCTCTCGGTCGTCCAGCCGCCCCCGAAGCTGACGAGGGTGTGGGTCGAGATGACCGAGACGATGACCGTCGGCGCCGACTGGGCGACGATAAGCGCCCGCATCGTGCCCTGGAACCAGAGCGCGAGCTGGCTGCCGTTGACGCTGATCGAGTTGAGCTTCGTCTGGGTAACGCCGCCGTAGACGATGGTGTAGGCCGCGGTCAACGAGCCGTCGGCCTTCGATCGCTTCTGGACGCAGGCCGTCCCGTCGTAGCGAGCGCACCACAGAACGGTTGCGTCGGCCCGGATGTCGGTGAGCTTGACGGCCGAGCCGAGGTCGTATGTGGCGAGGATCGCCCAGTCGGAGATCCGGACCTTGTGGATCTTCGTGTGCGCCGTGGAGCCCGATAGCCAGGGTGCCTCGCAGACCCACAGGATCGTCGCGTCCGAGGGGTCATCGCTGATGCCGGCGACGTAGCCGGCGCAGATCACGGGCGAGGTCCGGATCCGGACCTTGTCGCTCTGGCGGACTACGTAGATCCGGCGAGTCGTCTCGCTGATCCCGTAGAAATACGTCGGATCGCCACCGACAACGACCGCCCCCGATGGCGTCGGGACGACGTTCGTCTCCCAGATCTCGGTCCAGGTGTCGGTCAGATCGAGGCCCGTCGTGAAGGCCTGGTCCCACATGACGGCCCGCTCGAGGTAGGCCATGATCCCGCGGCCGCCGAAGGTGAGCTCCTCGCCGGCCTTCTCGGCGTGATCGGCGAGGGTGAAGTCGCCGGTCTCGAGCAGGAACGCGAAGTCGTAGTCATCGCGCCACGGGAAGCGGCACTTGACGACGTTCCCGCGCTCGAGCGCGGCCGCCACGGCGAGGGCGGAGTTCCGGTTGATCTTGAAGATCCCCGTCCCCGGGCCGTTGAGCTCGACCCGGATCGCCCGGGCCGTGGCCCCGTCGACCGGCGCATCGCTGGCCTGGATCGTCTCGATGATCGTCCCATTCGGGTCGGCCGCGGCATAGACGTCCCATCCGACGCCCGCGGGCGGTGGGGGCGCCACGTCGATCTCGTATTCGCCGATCAGGACCGTCATCGAGCTGATGTGCGTCGCGGTCATCGCTACCGTGACGTCGGTCTCGCTCCCGTCGGCGATCCGGTAGGCGACCGTGGCCTCGCCGATGAACGTCGCCTGGCCGGGGATGTCCTCGAGGACGGTCCAGCCCGCCGGCCAATCGAACGTCGCGCCCGGCGACGGGCCCGACGTCGTCGCGCTGGCATAGGCGACGAGAACGTTCCCGGGCGTGGCGGCGCCGCCGAGCGCGGCCACGACGCTCGGGTTCGTGGTTCCCGCCCCCTCCCAGGTGTGGTGATTGCCGCCGTGGTGGGGAACGGCGGTCCCGGTCGTCCGGAACGCAAGCTGAGCGGCAGACCACCGGCAGGCGGCGCTCGCGCCGAAGGTGTCGTGATAGGGCGACGCATCGACGGGATGGAACCGGTCACAAAGCGAATACTGGATACCCTCGGGGAGATAGCTGAGGGTGATGACCTCGTTCTCGCGGAGCGTCCAGCCGGCGGGGAGAACGAGATCGTTCGCGGGTCGGTTCTGGACGAGGCCAATGAGCAATACGTTCGGACCGACGACGTCGAGCTCCGGCAGCGTCCAGGACGAAAGGAGGACGTCGGTGCCGTTCGCATCGAATGCGAGCAGGGGTCCGGGCACGGCTCAGGAGCCCGTCAGGAGCCAGTAGGGATCGACGGATTCGAGCTCGACGCTCCAACGCTGGAAGAGCTTCGCGACGATGTCGCCCGGCATGATGTTCTTGACCCGGGCGTTGATGGTCGCCTCGCCGAGCGCGAGCCCGAGGTAGGGCGACCGCGCGACGAGCAGCCCAGGCGCGGCGCCGCTCTCGTCCAGGACCGAGAGGAAGGCGTCAGTGGCGGCCCGCCACTCCTCGGGCGTCGCCGCGGCGATGTAGCCCGCGAGCTCGATAATGTTGACGTCGGCGACGCGGTTGCCCGAGATTCGGCCGGTCCTGGCCGATACAACGAAGTCCGCCCCGCGCATGGCAGGCAGGCCCAGGAAGCCGCGCACGATCTGGATGCGCCGGCCGTCGGCGAGCAGGTCGAGACCGCGAAACTCGAGCGTCGCGGTCATCCGGCGCTCCCGACCGCGGTGGCCCGCTGGATCCCGGCAAGGACCGTCCCCGCGCCGACGGGGCTGACCGAGGCGAGCCGCTGGAGGGTCCGGGCAATCGACGGCTCGTCGCGGGCCTCGACGTTGCCCATGACCTGGACGTGGTAGTGGGTGTGCTGCTCGCCACCGGCCAGGGCCCGGCCGGTCGGGCTATCGAGCGGGATGACCGCCTCGCGCTTGTTGCCCTCACCGAGCATCGCGAGGGTCGGCCGATCGACGATGCCGCCGCCGGCCAGATAGCGGAGGGTCGGCAGCTGTAGGCCGTTCCAGTCGAACGGTCCGACGCCGATGAAGCCGGCCGGCGTGTCGAGTCCGATCCGGCCGATGTGGACCTGGATCGCGTCGACGGCCTTGATGATCCCGTTGACGATCCCGATGAGGAAGTTCATCGCGCCCCGGAACACGCCCGAGATCGCCGCGCCGACGGTGTTGAAGACGCCGACGAGGTTCCCGAAGGCGTCGCCGATCCCCTTCGCGATGCCCTTCGCCACGTCCCATGCCGCGTTCCAGACGACCCCGATCGCCTTGAACGCCCCGTCGATGACGTGCAGGAGGATGCCGGCGGCCGCGCCGAGGATCGGGAAGATCGTCTTGGCCAACCAGGTGATCACCGGGGCTACGGCTTTGATCACGACCGAGATGGCCTCGACCGCGGTCTTCACCGCGTTGCCGACCGTCTCGGCGATCGCGGAGATCGTCGGCCAGTTGTCCTCGATGACGTGGACGACCGTCGAGAAGGCCGCGGCGAGGATCGGGATGATCGTGTCGGCGATCGTCGAGAACGCGGCCATGAGCGGCGGCAGCACGTTCGTCGCGATCCAGCTGATCGCCGAGCCAACCGAGGGGATGACCGTCGTCGCCAGGAAGTCGAATAGGGACGTAACGGTCGGGAGGACGCTCGTCGTGAACGTCTCGAATGCGCTCTGGAGGACCGGCAGGACTCCCGTAACGATGACGGTGAACGCGTTGCCGAGCGCGGGCAGGATGTTCGTCGCGACCGACGCCAGGAGCGTCTGGAGCTGCGGCAGGATCGTCGTCGTGAAGGTCGTGAAGGCACCGGCGATCATGCCGACGACTGCAGCGAGCGGATCGCCGGCCGCGGCCATCTCGTGGAAGTCGTCGATGATCGTGTTCGAGCCGTCCGTCGCATCGGTGAAGAGCCCAACGATCTCCGCGATTGGCGGTCCGATCACGCCGGCGATCGCTCCGAAGGCCTGGCCGAAGAGGGTCGCGAGGCCCGACATCGCGTTCCCGAGCCCGTCGATCGCGCCCGTCAGCGCCGGCGAGGAGAGGAGCGCCGTGATCCCGTCGAACACGGATCCGGCGATCGGGAGAAGCTTGTCGCCGAGGGTGATCGAGAGCGCTTCGAAGCTTGCCTTCGCCTTGTCGGCTTTGACGCTGACTTCCTCCTGCGTCTTCGCCCACGCATCGGCGAAGCCCCCGGTACCGGCGGTGACGGCCTTGGTCTTCGCATCGAGGAGGTCGAGGTTGCCGATCAGGGTCAGGATCCCCTGGCTCTGCTTCCCGCCGAACGCCTTCGTGAGGAGCTGGGCCTGCTCGGTCGCCGAGAGCCCGGCCGCCTCCATGTGGCTCTTGAGGTCGACCATCGCGGCTTCGATCCCGCCGGGCCCGCGGAGATCACCTGCGAGCGACGTCGACGTGAGCCCGATGCTCTTGAGCTCCTTCACCGCCGCCGACGTCGGAGCCGCCATGAGCCGCATCCCGGCCCGGATCGCGTTCGCCGCGTCGACCGCCGGGATGCCCTGGTCGGTCATGGACGCGAGCGCCGCGCCGACCGACTGGATCGAGACGCCGAAGTTCTTGGCCGCTGACAGGACGCCGGTCCCGATCGCGGCCGTGAGGTCGTCCATCCGCATGTTGCCGGCGCCGACGATCGCGTTCAGGACGCCCATCGCCTGGCTGGCGTCCGTCACGCCGCCGACCCCCGACTGCAGGGCGGCCACGAGCGAGTTCGTGACGGTCTCGAGATCGGCGTGCCCGACCTTCGCGCCTTCCGCTGCGATCTTGAGGACGTCCATTGCGGCCGCGCCGCGGAGTCCTGCCGACTCGAGGTGATAGAGGCCGGCCGCGAGCTCCTCGGGTGCGGCTCCGACCTGCCCCGCCAGACCGAGTACCGAGCCCTTCAGCTGCTCGATCTCAGCCTGACTGGCGCCGGCCTGGGTGGAGATGAGCTCCATCGACGCCTGGAAGTCGGCGGCGCTCTTCGTTGACGCGATCCCGATGCCGAGGAGCGCGCCGCCGATGACCGCGCCGGACGCGAGCGCGACCTTGGCGAGCCCGCCGAACGAGAGGCCGCCGCTCTGGACGGCGCGCTCGAACTGGCCCTTGTCGAGCTTCAGGGTCGCGTAGAGGGTGCCGACCGAGACGTCGCTCAAGCTAGTTCACCTTCCCGCCGAAGAACGCGTCCAGGGCGCGCGCCGACTCCTCAGGCGTCCGGGCCATCCGGCCTTGGCCACCGGGTGCGCCGATGTAGCTCCGGCTGGCCAGGCTGACCACCGTCGCGCTGTTGGGCCCGAGGCCCCGGACGAGCACCATGAACCGGCGAAGGCTCATGTCGGCTAGACCTGTGCGGAGGTCGATCCGGTACTCGCGCTGGAAGTCGGCCTCGACGAGCGCCCAGCGCTCGAGGAGGTCGAGCGGCTCTGGCGCGTCGCTGCTCTCCGGGCTGCCCGGTTTGGGACTGGCGTGACCGCCTCTCCCTGCCGGTTCGACACGAACTCGAGGAAGGCCATCAGCTTCGGCACCGAGAGCGCCGGGTTGGCGGCGCTCATGCGCTCGAAGTTCGCGGGCCCGAGGATCTGGCCGGCGACCTCGAACGCCTCCTGAGGCGACGGGTTGCGCCCGGCCTTCTGGAGCCGGAGCACAGTGAGGACCGCCGAGACGGGCGGCGTGAGGGGGACGTGATACACGACCCCCTCGAACCGCGCCGCCAGGGTGGCCTCGGCCTGCTCGCCCCAGAAGGCGTCGAAGTCGAGCAGCTCGTTCATGACCCGGCGGGTGTGACGGTGACCGGTCCGGAGACCTCGATCGTGCCGCCCCACTTGGACGGATCGTTGTGTCCGCCGCCGCCGAACTCGGCGTCGACGGTCCCGATGAACGTGCGGACGTTGCCGCCCGGGCTCGTGAGCTGGAAGCTCGCGTAGGCCGCCGTGCCGACCTTCGGGGCGTAGCTCTCGATGAAGAGCTGGCCCGGCGGCCGCTCACCCGTGAGCGGATCCTCGAGGTAGTGGCCGGCGACCGTGAAGGCCCGCCCGGTCTCCATCTTGAGGTGCTCGGCGATGCCGTCCGAGTCGAAGTCGGTCGTGTCGGCGTTGTTCGTGTTGACCTTCATCGAGAGCTCGGTGAGCCCCTCGATCGGGATGAAGTCCGCGCCACCCGACGTGCCGTAGTTCTTGTCGATCTCCAGGACGAAGTCCCGGGCCGGGATCTTGAGGAAGTTCTCGCCTGCCATTGCCGTTCCGCCTCCTGTCTGTTGCTACCCGCCCCAACCGGAGCGGAACGTCTCTTCGATGACCGCGCCGACGACGGCGCCGTCGGACTCCATGGCGTCTTCGAGCCAGGTGCCCGAGCGTCCGCCCTCGTAGTGCCAGTCGGGGTGCCGGTTGAGCACGCCGGCGTAGACCGCCCGGTAGCCCACGACGACCTCGCCCTCGCCCCGCTCGATCGCCGCGCTCGCCTCGAGCTCGCCAGAGCGATAGGGCACGCGCCGGTTCGCCGCCTCGAGCAGCGCCCGGCCCCCGAGTTCCTCGCCCTCGACCGACAGCCGGTCGACCATGAGCAGAGCCAGTTCGTCGTGCCAGTCGATGCGATCGATCGTCAGGCTCATTCGGGGGTCTCCTCGAAGGCCGCTTCGGGCTCCTCCGACGACGCGGGCTCAGCTGCGGGTTCCGCCAGCGGCAGGACCGTCTCGGGCGGGTCGCCGATCACGGCGGCTACCGCCGCGCCGACCCGGCCGCCTCGGACGCGTCGCGACGGCTGCGACGGCTTGGGCTTCGGTGGCACCAGCTCGACGATGCCGATCTCGGGATGGGCCCGGGCATAGATCCGGACCGTCTCAGCGTCGTAGCCGTGGGCCTCGAGGCGCCCGCCCACGAACTTGAGGTTGCCGAGCTCGACCGTGTGGGCCGGCCGGTGCGGGCTTCGGAACTTGGTCATGCGGCCCTCCTGGCGATCTGGGTGCCCGCGAACAGGCCCTGGAGCTGGGTGACGACTGCCGCCTGCGAGTGGAAGCGCCGCGCGAAGGCGAGGCCGCGCTCGGCCCAGACGTCACGCACGGTCGCGTCGACGAGGGCCCGGAGAGAGGCGTAGATCGACGACTCGGTCGCCGCGAGGAAAGGGAGCGAGCCGGCACGGCGCTCGATCTCCTCGAGTGTCCCATCCGCGCCGCCGGCGATGACCGGGATCCGCATCGCCCAGGCCTCGACCGCGTTCATCCCGTAGCCGAGCGCGACCTGGTCGAAGTAGACGTCGGCCCGGGCCTTCGCCTCAAGGCAGGCCGACCATCGCTGGCCCTCGATGAGCACGAGCTCGACCGGCAGCTCGCGCCCAAGCCGACTCACCGCGGCGAGGAAGGCCTCCGTCGACTTGACGGCCCGGTTCGTCGGGGCGTGGGCGATCCGGAGCGGTCCGGCCTCACGCGGGGCCAGACGGAGACCCGCGAGGGCGTCGATGTCGACCGGCAGCGGCGACCAGACGAGCTCATCGGGCGCCGTCAGCCACAGGTCGAGCGTCGACACGGTTCCGATCGACCCCCGCCGCCGCTGCTCGCGGAGCAGCTGGACCCGTCGGCGGCGGAAGATCGAGCCGTGATGGGCGAGGACGAGCGGCCGCCGGCAGCGGATCCGTAGCGCCGTCTCGGCCGAGAAGTCGTTCTGGACGACGACGACGTCGCTCTGGCGCCAGGCCTCACGGGCATCGGGCCACGGCAGGTCGACCGGGTACCGGATGTAGTTGTCGGTCCGTCGGGCGGCGCGGTAGGCCCAGTCCGGACGTTCCGCGAGGAACGCCTGGGCAGTGAGCCAGCCCGAGCCGGCCGTGTCAGCGTCCGCCGAGACATTGAGGATCCTCATGCCGCGAGCTCCGTCCGGAGGAGGTCGACGTCGCACGCGAGCTCCGTCGCGACCGGCCGTGGGATGAGCTGGGCCCGGTACTCGCGGAGCGCCCGCGGCTTGCCGGCCCGGGCGAGCTCGAGGCAGCGGGCGTAGACCTGCCGGTTCCGGCGGCGGACGTCGTTCCGGTACGTCGTGTGGTTGCCTGTCTCGCGCGAGGTCGACAGGCTGCCCGGGCGGAGGCAGCGGTGGTAGGTCGGCTGGGTCGCGACGGCGTGCGGGCCAGTGATCCGGACGAGGTTGACGAAGAGCGAGTCCTGGCCGACGCGCTCGGCCGGGTTGTAGCCCCCGAACGCGAGCAGCCGGTCGGTCCGGAAGAGGCCGACCTCGTAGTTGACGCTGGCCGGCTTCACGGGGCGCCCGGCGGCGTGCCACCAGACGCGCCCGGTGATCACGGCCGTCGACGCCTCGACGAGCGGCAGCATCTGCTCGAGGTGATCGGGGTTCACGTAGTCATCGGCGCCCATCGGGGCGAAGTGCTCGAACGGCGAGGCCTGCAGCATCGCCTGGAGGGCGAAGTACGGCCCGCGGTTGACCGCTCGCTGGTGGATGACCAGCCGAGGATCAGCCGGCAGGGCTGGGACCGGATCCCCGTCGCCATAGACGACCACCCGGATGTCGCGCTCGGTCTGGGCGAGCGCCGATTCGACCGCCCGCGGCAGGAGCTCGGGTGCGCCCTTAAACGGGATCGCCACGAGGACCGTCATGCCGCCACCGCGACGCGTTCGGTCGCCCAATCCATGAGCACGTCAGCGGCTCGGCGGGCGGCGCCGGTCCGGTAGGCGTACACGAGCTCGAGCGCCCGCTCGCGCGCCTCACGCTGCTCCGGCCGGTCCTCGAGGGCCTGGTCCACCGCCCCACCGAGCCGGCTCTGGTGGTCGACCTGAACGCCGACCGAGGCCGCCTCCCAGAACCGAAGACCGTGGTGGACCGTCCGCGAGTAGATCGGCGCGTTCAGCACGACGACGGGCCGGCCTGTCGCCGCGAAGGCGAACATCGCGCTCGTGTTGTCGGCGATGAACAGGTCGGCCCGCCGGCACACGTCTCGGAAGTCGCGGACGAGCTCGATCCCCATCCGCTCATACATCGAGGCGAGGCGATCGATCACCCGCGGATGGCCATGGCCGAGGACGGTGTATCGCTTCGCGAGCTCGGCGAGGGCCTCGCGGTAGTAGGGGAGCGCCGGCTGGGCCTCGGGTGCGATCAGGGCGTCGAAGTGGAACGCGATCGCGATCACGGGACCCGGTCCAGCCTCGCGAGGCGGCAGGGTGTCGAGGAACGGCGAGCCCACCACCTCAATTCGAGCGCCTGGGTACCTGACCCGGTCACGGGCCGCGGGATGCTGGCCCGGGTGGAGGAACAGCGACGCCGGGCGATCATCGCCGCCGGCATAGGACGGATGCTTTGCCGCCATGGCGCGGCCGCCATAGGACTGGCCGGCGCCGTGCTCCATAAGCGCCAGGCGCGTGCGACGTGCCTTCACGGCCGCCGACAGGTCACCGGCCGCAGCGGTCAGGATCGGGCGATCGGATGAGGGGAGCCCGACAACCGCTCCGATGCCGTGGGTCGCGGCCCGCCGGATGAGCTTCGCAGCGACGGCCGGCTCGCGGACGGCGAACACGCCCCGGCTCTCCTCGGGCAGCGCATTCCAGACGGCCGCCAGGTGATCGACGAAGTGGACCTCGCCGGCGAGCATGTCGATCGGCTCGGTCATGAGCCGGATCCGTGGTGGGCGGCCGGTGCGTTCAGCCGGATCGTGACGTCGATCGCGATGCCGCGGACGTTCATCGAGCGGGCGGCGTCGGGCAGCACGTTGCTGACGTAGGCATCCCACCAGAGCGGGTGCCGGCGATTCGTCGCCACGGCCGCCGTCATCGCGTCGAGGGCCTTGTCGAGGGTCTCGGAGACCTTGCGGTCGGCCGTGAGGACGCGAGATTCGCCCTTCGAGGCGATCGTGTAGAGCACGCGCAACTGGAGGTCGGCCTCGTCCCACCGGCCAGGCAGGCCACCGGCCTCGTCGGTCCGCTGGGGCGCCAGGCGACGCGGCCAGACATACAGCCGATGCGGGGAGACCTTGAACGGCTCGGCGGCGGAGTCGTCGACGACCATGCCAGGCGCGATCGGGATGAGGTCACGCAGCGCGTCGACCGCGGCGAGGATCGCACTCACCGCCCCCAGCCCCGGCTCGTGGTCAGGTCGTCACCACGCTCGCGGATCCGAACGGAGGCGCCGGCGCGGAGGGCCGGGTGGAGCGTCGAGGCCAGGCGCTCGCGCATGGTCTCGACCTCGAGCGGCCGGCTGTAGGAGTGGCCCTCGGTGCCCTCCTGGCGGTAGGGGCTGTCGGAGAGGGCGATCCGGATGAGCTCGAGCGCGACGCGACGGACTTGAGGCTCGTCCGTCGGGGTGTAGGTCAGCTCCACCGTCGGGCCGACCCAGCGGCCGTTGAGCGGCTCGACGCGGATCCCGCCGAGCAGCGCGATGTCGGTTCGGGTGATGCCGTTGTCCTTGACCGCCACGGCCGCCGTCGGTCGGGCGAGCAGGATCGGCTGGCCATGGCCGTGGACGCGCCAGACGGTCTGGGTCCGGGAGCCGATGAGCTGCCCGATCCCGACCGCCAGGTCCGTTGCCAGCCAGTTCTCTTCGCGATCGATGACGCCCTGGAGGGCGTCCGGCGCGATGCCGGACGCCACCAGAGCCTCAACGTCCGCGGGAGCCCAGAGGCTCATGCGGGTCTATCCGCCCGTCGGCTTACGAGCCGCCGGAACCCTGCGGGCCGAGGAAGACGATGCCCTCGGGTCGGGTGACCCGGGCGCCGTACAGATGCAGGCCCTTCACCGCGTCGGCGAAGCGCTTCTGGATCCGGTAGGCCTCGACCTTGCTGATCTGCTCGGCGAACGAGCAGCTGATGTTGCTGCCCGCGATGACGTGCCCGCCGGTGTTCGTGCTCTTGAGGATCGAGAAGCCGGCCGCCATGCCGATCGCCCCGTTGAGGAGCGCCTGGACCTTGACGTCGCCTTCCGACTCGTACTTCACGAACCGGTCATCGAGGCGGAGCAGGCCGTGGAACGCCGGTGGGACGACGCAGAATCGCCCCGCGGACGGGATGAGGTTCTCGTCGAGCTTGACCGACAGGGCGACGAGCGCCTCGTAGGCCTTGCCGGCGTGGCTCGGCACGACGCCGACGCGGAAGCCCGCGTCGACCATCTTGTCGGCGATCATCTGGTCCGTCGTGTCGGCGAGGGCGTACGCCGCTCGCTCCATGCCGGCGCCGACGAGCGCCAGGCCGGTCTGCCGGGCGTCGACGTCGTCCACCTCGAAGTGGAAGTAGTCGGCCCGGGTGATCTCGAGCATCTGGTCGTCGATCGAGAGCTCGTCGGCGTCCGCGATGTCGGAGTTCGGGGTGTACTCCTTCACCGTGACCGGGCCGATCATCCCGATCTTGACCTTGTCGCCCTTTTGGGCGATGTCCCCCTCGTAGTCGCGGTTCACGACTCCCGGCTGGGCGAAGACGAGGTTCTTCCGCAGCCAGTAGAGCAGTGAGCCCGACCAGATGGTGGGCTTGAAGTTGTCAACGCTCATGAAGAGAGGCCTCCCGCGAGTAGGGCTTGCCCGTCCCGGCCATCACTCGCACTCAGGCCGGCAGGAACGACGTCGCATGTCAGGTTCGGGGCAGCTTGCCCCCGGTCGCCGCCATGATCTCGGGCCACTTGTCCGCGATCTGAGCCGGCGTCATCTTGGCCAGGTCGTCGGCCGTGTAGGCCGGCTTGCCCGTGGTGCCGAGGTCCATCGAGCCTGACGGCCGGGCGGCCGACGAGGCGTAGTACGGCTTGGCCTTGAGCAGCGCCCCGAGCAGGTCGGAGACGTTCGTCGGCGCACCGGCCTCGTCGAAGGCCAGGGCCGATCGATCGAGGAGCTTGACGGCGTCGTCCGGATCGGCAAAGCCGAGCCGTGCCGCCGCCGAGACCGTTGCCATCCGGATCTTCGTCTCCTGCTCCCGCTGGTCGCGTTCGGTGATCGCGCGCTCCTGGTCGGCGACCTGCTTGCGAAGCTTCTCCGTCTCGGACAGGTCGCGGTCCTGGAGGTCCTTCAGCTGCTTCTCGAACGCCGCCGCCCGCTTCCGCTCGGCGGCCAGGGCCGCCTCGAGGCCGGACGAGGACGCCGGAGGTGTCGCTGCTGCAGGCTGGGCTGCTCCGGGCGTCGCGCCCGGCGCCGGCGTCGCGCCGGCGGGCCCGTCCGTCCCTGCGGCCGGGGCTGCCGGTGCCTGGGGCGTCGCGCCCGCGGCTCCGGATCCCGCTGCAGGCATCGCGCCCGCGGCCGTGGGATCGGTTGTCGGTTCTTGTGGCATCTTGCTCCTCCCTGTCAACCAGCCAGCCGAGTCAACGACTCGGGCGGGGTTTCCTTGAGATCAGCGCGGTAGATCGTGACGAGCTTCCGCGCGGCGGCGAGCTTCGCGGCGGGCGGCGCGTCGACGCCGCCTCGCGCACCGGCGAGGACGGCGGCTGCCGCGTGCGCGCCATTGCGGTTGAGCGTCCCGTCGGGTTCCTTCACCTGAAGCTTGCAGTTGGCCTTCGTCCAGTCGGAGCGCGGGCCGGTATTCAGGTTGATGAGCGCCGCGGCGCAATACGAGGCCGCGTCGGGGTAATCCTTGTCCGAGAAGCTGCTCCAGGGCTTGTCGCTGACGGCCATCGCTACCTCCTCACGCCCGGACCTTGAGCTGGGTGACTTCGGCGCCCGGCACAGGCAGCGCCGCGAAGCTCGCGGGACCAGGCGCGCCGTTGGCCGACGACGGAGCCGCGCCGGGGATCGCCGCGATCGCCAGGCCGGCCTCCGGCGAGAGCGGACCCGTGGCCGCCGCGGCGAGCTCCTTCCAGCGGGCGATCTCGGTCGGGCTGGCACCCCAGCGCTCCCACAGGACCTCGCGCGGCACACCGAGGGCGCCCATCTTGAGCAGGGCGTCGACATGCTGGCTCTCGGTCCGATTCTCCGGGTCCGCCCAGATCGTCTCGCTGTCCATGATCTGACCTCGTGGGTCACCCAGGATCCGGAACGCCAGGCGGACGATCTCCTCGTGGGCCTCGCCGAGGAAGAGCTGCTTGTCGATAACCTTCGTGACGAGCGGCGCCTCGACAGCCCGGAGCGCCTCGCCCGAGGGGAAGCTGCCCTGGCCACCGAGGATGTAGTGGTGCGGCGTCCGCGTGATCGTCGCTGCCATCTGGAGCCGCTGCTCGATCGCCTTCACGAACGGATCGAGGGCAGCGACGCTGAACTCGCCGAACTTGATCTCGCCGGTGCCCGGCTCGGTCGATCCGAAGCCCCACAGGCGGTCGCTGCCCGGCTCAAGCGGGCCAGTCGCGAACTCGACCTCGCCGGTCTCCTTGTTCTCAGTCAGCGGCAGGTTGATCCCGTACCGCTGGGGGAACGCCGCGAAGGCCGCGGCGACGAGCATGTCGCTCACGAGCTTGTTGATCGCGTCGTTGATCGGGATCGTCGTCGCGATCTCGGACAGGCCGATCATGCCGAGCTTGGGCTTGTTGACGAACGGCACGATCGGCACGACGCCGAGCGGGTTCGGCAGCGGCCACGGCTCGCCCGGGACCTCGCGCCGTTGCCAGCCGGCCAGCATCCCGAACTGGATCCGGTCGGCGTCCTCGGGCAGGACCGGCGGCACGACTGGGGCGAAACCGGCGAGGGCCTGATACTTGAAGGTGTTGTCGGGCAGGTACAGGGTCGCGAAGACCTTGCCCGTCCAGTCGTCGCGCCAGCGCCGGATCGCGGCACGGCGCTTGAGCGGATCCTCGTAATCGGCGATCACGAGTGTCGAGCGGGCGTCGAGGACGCGCATCAGCGGGTGGCGATCGTCATCGGGGTTGACCCAGACCCCGACGTAGCTGACCGATTCGATCAGGCTCGACTTGTGAAGGATCGTGCTGTAGGCGTCCATCTGGTTCCGCTGCCAGATGCCCCAGGCGTCCTTGTCGGCGGCCTCGAGATCCTGGACCGGGTCGGCCTTGGCCGCGCGCGCCGGCGCTGCCGCCTTCGCGCCCATCCGGAAGCCCTGGACGTGCATCCGCTCGGAGCACGCGTCGACGACGAGCTCGCAGATGTTCTCGGCGTAGCTCGCGAACAGGCTCCCGAACGCCTCGCGGAACTTCCGGTCGGCGTACTTGAGGTTGTGCCGTCCCTCGTAGTAGTCGCGCTTCGTCTGGAGCTCGCCATCGCGGGCGTTGAGGAGCAACGAGAGACGGTTCAGCCACCACTCGGGCGTCCCGGGCGTCGGAGCCGACGTGTTGGACCGGATGTCGAGCGTCATCGGCAGAACCTCACGCGTCGGCGATCCCTTCGCGGCGCCGGATCGCCACGGAGGACGAGCTCGCAGCGCGAACAGGCGCTGCCGGTCATCCAGCGGCCGCGCGTCGTCCGTCCGCTGAACGGCTTTGGCCGATGTCCGAAGACGAGGCAGACGAGCTCGGTCGGGCTCATCGCCGGATCACCAGGGCCTTCCGCGCGGAAACACGGGGCGCCGTGATCGCCCGGTGGACGGCGACGATCAGGGCGTAGGCGCCGGGGACCCTGGTCCCGACCTTCGCCCGGAGCGTCATCCCGTCGGCGAAGGGCTGCTCGACGACGTCGCCGATCTGCCGGCCGAGCTCTGCGTCGGCCTCATGGAGCAGGAGGCCCTGCGTGGCGAGCGAGCGCGTCGTGGCGGCCGCCTTCGCCAAGCGGGTCGGGCTCCGGGTCCCGACCGGGTCATCGATCATGCCCGAGCCGAGGCGCTGGGCGGTGCCCTCGAGCAGCGCGCCGGTGTAGCTGATCTCGGGGCCCTGGACGGCGATCGCGACGCCATTCCGGACCGAGGCGACCTTCGCCGGGTAGTCGCGCCGGAGCTCACCGAGATGCTCCTCGAGCGGGGCCAGCTCGAGGTAGTCGCCGACCGGCAGGACCGTCTCGCCCGGGAAGTGGGTGACCCGGACCCGGACCGTCTCACCGTGGCGCTGGGCGACGGCGATCGCGGCGGAGCGGTTGTCCTCGGCCACGATCGCCGCGGCGTAGGCCGGCTGGGCGGGATCCAGGCTGACGTCACCCTTCGTCGCGTCCCAGAGCGAGGCCGGCATCCAGCGCGTCGCGGCCGATTCGGTCCGGAGGTTGAAGAAGTACCGGAGCGCATCCTGCCAGGGCGTCGCGGGGTTGCGGATGTCACGGACAAGCCGCTCCGGACTGATCCAGCGGGCCTCGCCGTAGACGTGGCGGAGCTCGTCGGCGAGCCGATCGTCGGTCCATTCCGGCGACGGGATCTCACGCGGCCGCGTCGCGTGGTGGAGGACGCCTGGTTCGGGCATCGCCGGGTCGAACTGCTCGACGATCGAGTGCTCGCCGAGGACCGGCGCGTTCGCGGTGATGATGCCGCGGCCGTTCATCTTGGCCACGTTCCGCCGGAGGGTCCGGAAGAGCGCGGGCCCGCCGCGCTGCGGCGTCCAGAGCTGGCCCTCGTCGGCGGTGAACTTCGTCAGCCGCTGACCCTCGCGGGATCCGGCCGATGCGGTAACCGGCTCGAGCCGGCCGGGTCGGTCGCGGAGATAGAGGCGTGTCCGACCGAGATCGATCCGGAGCGTGTCGGCGGCCCGGCCGTCGTTGGCCGCGAGGAGCGAGTACAGGGCGCCGTAAGTGTTCTCGGTCTGGTCCTCGCTGACCGCGGCCTCCTGGACCCACGGCGCCGGGCGATCGCCGGTTCCCCACGGCACGCCGACGGGCTCGCCCGCGGCATCCCAGCCGTCGAAGCAGGCCGGCCCGGCGAAGTCGATCAGGTCGAGGATCGCGCCGATCGGGCTCTTGCCCCAGCCCTTCGCCTCCTCGTGGATCGCCAGCAGGTGGGCGAACTCGCCGGTGACCGGGTCGAGCTCGCCCCAGCGGACGATCCGGCGGGCCTGCTCGTCAGTCAGGACGAGCGGATCGCGCTCGTTGGCCGGCGAGGGCAGGAAGGCGTAGGTCCACTGCAGCCACAGCCAGCCGAGCGACGGGAACGGCCGCTGGTCAGTCGGGCCGCGCCAGCCGCGCCACTGGCGGCGGGGCTGGGTCTGTGCGGCCGCGACGGCGATCGTCATCAGACGACCTTCAGGTGGGCGTAGCGGTTGTCGTCGAGCCCGACGGTCCCAGTACCGCGATCGGCCTCGGGTTGAGGCTCGACCTCGCCCGTCGTCGGCAGCGCCCAGCGCCGATCCTGCTGGCCCTTCGGCGTAATGCCCCAGCCATCCATCGCCAGGCGGAGCTCTGACGCGCGGGCCCGGTCGCCGCGGAGGACGGCGTCGTAGAGGCGGATGACGATCTCGAGACCCGGCACGTCCTCGGGCTGCCAGTGGGCGGCGTACCAGGCGCCGAACCAGACGACCCAGACCTGGCGGGACCGGCCGAGGAGCTTCGCCGGCGGCTTCGGGACGTCGCCGTGCTGCCAGCCGGTGGCCGGCACCGCCCGCCAGTCGCCCCGAACCGGGACGGCGCGACGGCGGCGGGTCGTCTTGGGCGCGGGACCGCTCACCGGGAGCCCGCCGAGGCTGGGAACCCGTACACATCGCGAGCGAACGCTGCTACCTCGCGCGCCCATCTGCCAGTTACATGGCCATCCCACCCCCGAGGCCGCGCCGCGCGTTGCAGTCCACGCAGAGCACCCGAAGGTTCGATCGATCGAGCGGTGCACCGCCCTTGCTGAGCGGCACGATGTGGTCGCCCGACAGGCGCCATGCTGGGTGAGCAGGACGTCGCCAGCCGGGGCACGTCCAGCCGTGCCGGGCGACATGCTCGGCGACCAGGGAGGTGCTGAGACGCCGCCAAGCCCGGGTCCCGTAGAGCTTCGTCCGAGGCCGCCGCTGGAAGGCGGCGAAGGATCCGGCGTGCGCGGGGCAATACGACCCGGGCCCTTCGAACGGGAGGCCGCACCGCAGACAGGACCGAACCCGGGACATGCATCAGGCGGGGGTAGGTGCCACGTCGGGCGCCTTCGGGTTGAGGGAGTTGACGATCGAACCGAGGGTCGTGGCGGCGTAGGTCGTGGCGGCGAAGATGCCGGCGGTCGTCAGGAGGTTGAGGCTCACCGAGCCGACCGTGATCGTCCCGATCGCCTCGCCGAACGTGAGGGTCAGGATGATCGGCAGGATTTGAAACAAAAGATGGGCCTTTACCCACGTCGTGAGGCTGGCGAGCACGAACGCTTCGCCATTCGTCAGGCCGGCACTATTCGCCAATGCTCGGGCGGTGCCGATGAGGAAGTCGAGGATGGCGAGGCCGACGACCGCGAGGATCGCGGCGTTCGCGATCGGGTCGCCGGGGATTTGCGCTAGCAGGACGTCGATGGCGGGGCTCCTTTGCCAACTAGGCTCGCGTCGTCGCGAGCGTTCTTCCACGCGTTGCAGGACCAGTGCTCGGGGCGTTCCGCCACGAGCCTCCATCCATCTCGCACGGCCACTGACAACGGCGGTTCATGACCGACGGTGGTGGAGAGCGGATGCGGGTGGCTCAGGTCGGGCATCAGCGGCCCGAGGCAGACGCCGCAGTGGTCAGCGGTGACCTGGACGGTCAGGAGGACGCTGGCCTGATTGGCTCGGCGTCGATGCTTCTGAACGCGGTTGTTCCGGAGGCACGCGTCGCGATGCTCGGCATACCAGGCGGCGCTTCGGGCTTGGATCACATCGCGATGAGTTGCCCGCCAGCGCGCCCGCTGGGCCCGGATCCGCGCGGCGTTCTCTGTGCGGTAGACGGCGTTCTTGGCTTTTCGCTCCTCCCGGTGCTCGGCACCCCAGCGCTGCATCCCGGCTCGCTTCTTCTCGGGATTGGCCGCTTGCCACCTGGCGACCGCCGCCTTTGCTCGTTCCGGGTGAGTGGCGCGCCAGGCACGGCGGTAGGCCGTGTTGTAAGCGCGGAGCTCGTCGGGGGTCATCATCGTCAGTGCCAGCCGCGGAGGTAACGCGAGAGGGCGTAGATGCCAGCCGCGACCGCGAGCAGGACGAGGATCAGCAGCCCGACCGGAGCTCCGGGGGCTGGCGGTGGCGTCGGGCCAGGGGAGGGACTCGCGGACGGCGTCGGGCTCACCGACTCCGGCGGGCTGGCCGACGGGACCGAGCTGGCTGTCGCTGTCGGAGCCTCGGTCGCCGGCACGGCGGTCGGGACCGGCGTGACGACCTCGGTCGGGATCGGGGTCGACTCAAGCGTTGGCTCCACGGTCGGTGAAGGTGTGGCCGTGGGCTCTGGGGTGGGGAATGCCGTCGGCGTGGGAACCGGCGTCGGGACGGGCGTGGGCGGAGGGGGCGGCGCGTCGTTCACGTCGACCGTCGCGTAGAAGGCGTAGGGCTGCGCGACCTGGGCGTACGGCATCCAGGCGTCGCCGCCGAGGCCCCACGCGGTGCCCCAGGAGTTCCGAAGGCGAAAGCTTCCGCCGGCGACCGAGTCGTCCCAGCCGTAGGCGAGGATCGAGTGCCCGCCGGTCACGTAGTCGGGTGCGGGCAGGACGCCGCCGATCGGGTGCGACCAGCTGTGGTACCAGGGCGTGATGATCGCGACCGGCCCGTAGGCGAGGATCGCGGCCTTGACCGCGGCGACGGTCTTCGGAACGATCCAGTACTTGGCGATCCGGTGGTCGAAGGCGTTGCCGTGGGTGACCTCGGGATAGCCAGCGTTGCGCATCTGCGACATCGCCGCGGATTCGTAGGCGCCGTTCGGCCCGCCCCCGATGGAGACGAAGAACGTCGGCTTGTCGAAGTTGAAGAAGACGTGTCCCTGGTCGATCCAGTCCTGCCACGCCTTGAGGGCGGCGGACGAGTAGGCCACGCACTGCGGCGTGAGTCCCTGGTTGAGGACCGGCGGCATGTTCGGGGCGCGATATGCCGGCGCCAGCGCCGCGGGCGGCTCAGGCACTTCCTCGCCGGGCGCGGCCGCGGCCGGAGGCTCGAGGATCGCGCCGAGGCCGTACTCCGCGTCGGGCGCGACGGGGACCGTCGGCGTCGGCGTGCCATGCGAGATCGAGACGCTGGCCGCGATCGCGAGGATCAGCGCCGCGGCGACCTCGATGCGGCGAAGCGAGCGTCGGTCAGTCATCACCGGCCGCCGCGGCTTCTTTCACGAGCTCCACGAGCGCGTCCTTGATCCGCGCCATCAGGAAGTTGCGGGGCCGCGGACCGTCGATAAACGCCTCGAGCGAGCGCCCGTCGAGGTCGACCTGGCGGAGGTACTTGCCGGCCGAGATGAGGAGCCGAATCTTCGGGAACTTGCGATCCGGCAGCCGCCGCGCGACCTGATCCTCGAGGAGGTAGGTCGGCTCGCTCCGATCGACGTGTCGCCGGCGCCAGACCATTCAATGGAGCCCAGCCCAGTTCTGGCCGGCGACGACGGCGCTGACCGTGGTTCGGGCGACCCCGTACCGCTCCGCGAGCGCCCGGCGCTGCATGCCGGTCGCGGCCAGGGCCCGAATCTCCTCGACCTGGGCCACAGTCAGCCTGGCGCGCCCATTTCGGTGACCCACGTTCTTCGGGTCGTGGCTGTCACGCCCCTTCAGGAACCGGTCGCGATTGTTGTCAGCCCGGGTGCCGAGGAACAGGTGCTCAGGGTTTACACACGGCGGGTTGTCGCACTTGTGGAGCACGCACAGCCCATTCGGAATGGGGCCGAACGCCTCCTCCCAGGCCACGCGATGCGCCCTGACCCGAACGGGCCAGCCATCGGCTCCGCGGCCGATCGTGACCTCGCCGTAGCCTCTCTTGTGGATGCGGCCCTGCCATACGATGCAGCCGTCCATCAGTGGATCACCCCGAACGCCTTCGCCGCGGTGACGAGGATCCCGACGAGCGCGACACCGCCGGCAATGAGCGCCCGAAACTGCCCGACGCGCAGCTCGAGCGCCGTGACGCGGGCCACGAGATCAGCCTCTTCGAGCGTCCCCCGGATCCATGCGACATCGCGCTCGATCGCAACGATCCGCTCACCCTGGCTGGCACCGGCCATCAGTGACCGTCACGATGGGCGCCGACGGCATGGAGCTGCTCGACGGCCTCGACGACGACCCGCCGACCGCCAAACAGCTGTCGGCCGAGGAGCTGGGCGCGATCGCGAGCGGCCGAGGAGGAGCTCGCGGAGATCACGGGACGAGCTCGTCGGGTGGGAGCTGGGCGGTACACCTGGTCGCCGCCGGCCACTGTCCAGGGCAGCGCAGGCGAATCGGTCGTCGAGATCGTGACCCGATAGCATGCGAGCGACGCGTTGCCGCCACTCACCGATCTCCGACGGAGGTGCCGGCGCCCGAGAGGAGGAAGAACCCGGGCGCCGGAGCGATGGGAGGGAAGGACGCCTCGACGGCGGTCCAAGGACTCGTCGAAAGGGGCGTCACGGCTCAGGACGCTAGATCATCCGGGACCGATTAGTCCAGAGTTAGTCGAAAATGTCGGTTCGGGTCGTCTCGGGTCGTGTCCTGTCGTGTCGATGCGATCGGGGAGTGGGGTGGCCTATGGGGGTCGAACCCATAACCTGCGGATCCACAAGACCGCGACAGGCCGTTCCGCGAGGAACGGAATCAGTCACAGAGTTCGTCTACGGTGTCGCGTCCTGTCGTGTCAGCCGCGCTGGACGAACCGGTCGAGGGCGTTGACGGCCTTCCGCTGAGCGCCCGGTTGGACGTGGGCGTAGATGTTCGCCGTGATGCTCGGTGAGGCGTGGCCCAGCTGGTCCGAGATCGTCTGCATGGCGACGCCGGCGCCGAGCAGCAGCGTCGCGTGGCCGTGCCGGAGGTCGTGGACCCGCATCGGCGGCAGCTTCGCCGTGGCGAGCAGCTCGCGGAACCGATGGAGGGCGACGTCGACGCGGAGCCGCTCCCCCTTGCGCTCGCCGACGAACACCGGCGCCTTCGGATCGATCGTCGAGCTCGCCGCACGATGGGTCTTGAGCGAGGCGATGACCGACGGCGGGATCGGGATCGTCCGGACCGACCGGGCGGTCTTGCCGGCCCGCACGGCGACGGTGCCCCGCTCGAGGTCGACATCGCGCCAGTCGAGAGCGAGGGCCTCGCCGACCCGCATCCCGGAGCCGAGCAGGAGCTCGTAGAGCGCCGCCTGGCGATCGCCGGCGACGGCTGCGAGAACCTCACGGGCCCGGGTCGGCGTCATCGCCGTGATCTCGTGCCGGGCCACCTTCGGCCGCTTGGCCTGGCTGACCACGTTCCGGGTGAGTAGCCCGTCGTCGACGGCGGTTCGGAGCGCCATCGAGAGCGTCGTCAGGATCCGCCGGACCGTCGCCCCCGACAGGCCCGCCTTCGTGCGGGCCCGGACCAGGCGATCGACGTCGAGCGGCCGGAGGTCCTCGAGCGGCATCCCGCCCAGCACCGGCCCGATGTGGTGGTCGACGTGGCCGGCGTAACTCCGGTAGGTCGCCCGCCGGACGGTGGCCTCGACGCGCTCGAGCCAAGCCGTGAGGTAGGTGTCGAGCGTCTGTGCCGGGTCACCCAGATCTCGATCGACGCCGGCCCGGGCGAGGAGGGCCGGCAGCGCGAGCTTCGCGGCCGCTTCGTTGCGAGCGATCCGGGTCAGGTACTTCCGCCTGCCGTCCGGCCCGCGGTAACCAACCTGGGCGGCCCAGCGACCATCGGGCCTCGGGAACACCGCGCCGGATCCGCGCTGGCGCCGCGGGCGCTTCCTCCTCGCCACGTCGGGGAGTCTAGGCGACGTGTCGACCCCGGAGCGACGCGACGTAGGTCTCGAGCTCGGTCTCGGCGACCCGAACCCGACGCCCGACGCGAAGAACGCGGATCCGCCCGGCGTCCACCAGACGCTCGACCGTCCGCCTCGAAACGCGCAGCTTCTCGGCGACCTCGTCGAGGGTGAGAAGCTCAGCCACCGAGCTGGACCTCGACGCGCAGGAGGCCCCTCGAGAGCGGGCCCAGGGCACGGAACGCCTCGTCGGACAGGTCGACGACCCGCGTGCCCGAGCAGGCGCACCAGTCGACGAGCTTGACCCGGATGCAGGTTGACCGGCAGACGGTGACGGACCGCCCGCGCCAGCCCGGGCCCAGCGCCTGGCGGAGCGCCGGCCCGGCCGCGGCGTACAGGCCGTCGGGCCCCGTCGCGTACCAGGTGGCGATCCCCGACAGCCCGTGGCGTGGCGCGCTCGTGGCTGTCGGGGCGGGAACGTGAGGCGCGACGAGCGCCCGAGGCGCCTCGGCCAGCTCCCGGTCCGGCTCGCTCGTACCCGAAGGTGCGGCCGGGATGACAGGAGCTGGCCGTGAGGCCGAGAACGCGAGTGTCCGGGCGGTCCAGCCGAGCATGAAGGCGATCACGATCAGGAGGGCGAGGATGAGCCGGCTCACCAGCCACCGCCGGGCTCATCGAAGGGCTCACGCTCGAGCGTCGGACCGTCACCGCCGAGCAGGCGATCGAGCAGCCAGAGGCCGACGGCGACGCCGGCGAAGAAGGCCGTCGCGAGCTCCAGCAGGCGGGTCATCGGAGCAGCTCCGCGATCGCGTCGAAGTCGCGCGGTCGCCAGACCGCGACGTCGATCCGGATCCGGGGCTCGGGCAGGAACGCGGCCTTCCACTCACCCGCCATGACCTCGAACGCCGCGAGAACGGCCGCCTGATCGGCTGACACCTTGCCGATGTCGCTCTTGAGCTCCGCCAGGATCAGCCGGCGGTCGCGAGCCCGGAGGAGCACGAGGTCTGGGAAGCCCTTGCCCAGGCTGCCCTGGACCGGCGTGCGCCAGCCCCGAGTCGTGAGCGCCGGTCGGAAGTGCGCCGCGTCCCAGCCGAGCAGCGCGGAGAGCTCGAGGACCTGGGCCAGGAAGGCCGTCTCCGAGATCGCCGGCGACTTCACGACCACTGTCACGCGGCGACCTGCAGGTCGAGCATGGCGTCGAGGAGCTCCAGGCCCTCGGTGATCGAGGCGTCGATCGTCTCGCCCAGGGCCTTCTCGAAGTACGGGCGGAGCAGCTCGCGGAAGTACGCCTTCTGCTGGCTGTAGCTCTTGCCCTTGACCTTCGACCAGTCAATGGCCCAGGCGGCCCAGGCGGCCCCGGCGGCCTCGGCGGCCCCGGCGGCCTCGGCGGCCCCGGCGGCCTCGGCGGCCCAG